CAGGTTCACCCCGGTCAGGTCCGCCCCGGTCAGGTTCACCCCGGTCAGGTTCGCCCTGTACAGGTACGCCCCGGCCAGGTTCACCCCGGTCAGGTCCGCCCTGGTCAGGTTCACCCCGGTCAGGTCCGCCCCGGTCAGGTTCACCCCGGTCAGGTTCACCCCGGTCAGGTTCGCCCTGACTCCGCCATGTCTCTTCCCCAACCATGCAGCGTGTAGATCTACTACCTTTTGCAATTCTTCTTTAGTCATAAATTCCCTTATTGACCTACTGTGATTAGCTCTGACTGCTCAACAGCTTGCGATTGGCGTGTTCGGCGCTTCATCTCATAACGCACCATTGGAAGTAGGCGCAGGTTGCGGTATCGATCCCGCACGGGTTCTGGAGTCCGTGAATTGTATTCTGTAGCAAACCCATAGCAGCCAATCATATTCAGCCCAGACTCCGCCATGATCGCTTCGAGCGTATTTTCGCGCCGGTATCCCTCGAACGTGGCGCCCCCAACGATGCCAAGCATGCACTTGCACTTGTTCAGGTATTCGATTTGCCCGTCCTTCGCCATTGCGCACAACTGCCACAGAGCCTCATCTGGGATCTCGCGCAAGTAGGTACGGATATAGCCCTTGGCCCGCTCTAATTTGTTGTCTCTCATATTCATCCTTTCGAGGTAAGGCGCGGCCCAGCCGTAGGAAAGACCGCGCCCTCACTCGTTAATCTCCCCAAGTATCCGGCTGGGGAGAGGATGGACTTGGCAGCCAACCTATCCGAACCTTGGAGAGAAACTTAAACTGTTGCCAGAGTCGGCAGAAACTGCTCTGCGAATCTGTAATATTCCTCAGCCGCCTTCGCACAGTCTTTATGCAGGTCGGCGTACCTGTACTGAGTCAGCGCATGATAAGCGTAGACTTCATAAGTCAGTTCGCCGCATTCGCTCATCTGAAAAATCTGGTAGTTGAATCTATCCGCCCCTGATAGGTCTAGATAGAACCTCCATTGCAGACTTTCCATGTAACGGTCGGCATCGAATTGCTCCGTGGTTTTGTAGTCAATCACGGTATTTCCAGAAAGCCCGTCTAACCGCCCATTAACGATCAGGTCACCATACTGCCTTGATAGCTGGACTTCCCGCACTGGAGGTAATGCTAGGTCTATGTCGCATAGAATGTGGAACGTATAGCCCAGCGCATGAAGCGTGTAAGCGTCGGTTCCATCACTAAGTTCTAGGGCCTGATGGAAAGCTGTTCCCGCCAGCATCTTGGGCGAAGGCTCATCTGTGGTGAGCTTATTTAGCAGCCAGCCCACGTCCAAGTCTTCGCCCGCTTTCCAGATGCGGTACAGATCAACATGCGATACTCGTGTTTGCCTAGGCATGGACTGGGGCCTTCTCTTCGTAGACGCTGTGCTCCCGGTTGAACACGAAGCCTCTCTTGGTGGCCGCGTGGTGGAGTAGCATCTTCACAGTTAGTGAAGCCTTGGCCGCTTCGGGCACAAGCTGGTTGAACTCGTCAGCCGTCGTCAGATCGTTGATGGCGGCCTGCCATTCAGTCATTGCGTTATGTTCTTTCTTCTGCTCCTCGCTCATGTAGTTGAGCTTGTCTTTGATCTTCTGCACGATGTCGGCAAGGTAGTTAGTCGGTACCGGATGGCCGACTTCCAGCAAGTCGAAGTGACCGGGATTCTTGCCATAGGAGTTCTCCCTTGGGGAGAAGTCCAACCACCACTTCTTGTCCTGGATGTAGAGTTTCCCCATTGCATCCACAGACTTGTAAATCTCCCCCTTGGACCCGCCCTGAACGTCCAACCGCTCAATTACTTCATCTCCCCGGCGTTGTTCGTCCATGTGGCAGACCAAAACCACGTCTTTGCCCATTGTGTTCAAGTGCTTCATCCAGGATGTGAACTTGGACTTCAGTTCCCCATAGCCTTGAAGCGTCAGCGCCCCACCGCGGCCCATCTTTGGATTGCTGGCGATGATCGCAGCCGTCAGCTTGTCCAAGGCTCTGCCAGCGGTATCGACAATCACCGTGGAGTATGGCGCAAGGTCGGATTCTTCGACGTTCGCCATGTCGTCCCACTTCTTGACCGGGACGCTATCTTTCCGACCGTAAGCGCGATGCGCTCCTTCATCGGCATCAAGTAACAGCGGGTTAGCTGCCGTGAACGCCAAAGTCGTTTTCCTGATACCCGGCGCCCCGTACAGGCAAAGGTTGATTCGTTCTACTGGTAGCGGTTCCGTCGATTTGGTGATTCGTAGTGCCATTTTCCTCTCTCCTATTACTTGCAATGCTTT